AAAGTAAATTAAGTGTAGGAAGTATGTCAATAGTAGGTGGATGTAATACCTGTTATGGTTCAGTTGCAGTAGGAGATTATGCTTCAAGCACATCAAGTGAAAACACATTGCCAGGACCAGACAAATTGTTTACAGCAAGTGGCGGTACATCAATGGCTAAAAACAGTACAAATAGTAGTTGGAACACTTGGTATAATTGGGAGTATGGTAGTAATGGTGGAACAATTACAGTTTCATTTGGTTATGGACAATTACTATCAACACATACCTATAGTGGTAACATGCAAGATTTTTTAGTCCGTGCAATGACAGAATCAGCATTGTATTCATCAACACCAGCCTCTGGCATAACATCAAATCAAACAACAGAATTTAATACATTTAGAAATAAATCTGTGAATGGTAATCAAATTTATATTACACAATCAGGAAATAATAATACATTAAACATAGTACAAGACGGTGACGACAACTTAATTATCGGTACAGACTTAACATCATCAGCTGTAATAAATGGCGATAATAATGCTTTAGATATAGACCAACTTGGTAATGATAATGTTTTGGGAATAGATATAGTAGGTTCTTCAAACAACGTAGCAGTTACACAAAACCAAGATCAAAGGGCAAAATTAGACTTAACAGGTTCATCAAACAATGTAGATTTAGATCAATCAGCAATTAACTATATTGGTGAGCATTATATGTCAGTAATTATAAATGGCAATAGTAATAATGTTGATATAGATCAAACTGAAACAGGAAATAAAAAGGCATTTATAGACATAGATGGTTCTAACAACTTGGCCTTAGATCAAAAAGGAACAGGTGATCACTATGCAGAAATAACACTAACTGATAGTCATAACGTAGATGTAACACAAGACGGAAGTGGTGATCATAATGCAACTATTAATTTAAGTGGTAATACTTCTAGTGTAACATTGACGCAAGATAGTAGTACCTCACAGAATTATTACTTATATCAAAATTGTACTCAATCAAGTTGCTCGGCAACTGTCACACAAAACTAAATAGTTATGATGAAGAAGATATTAACTCATTGGACAATCTCATTTCTTACCTTATTCATTGTTACATACATTGGATTAAAAGACCCTCAAATAAAAGAAGTATTAAGATTAAAAGGATTTGATCTATTAATTCAATCAGAAAAAAAAGAAATTTCAAAAGACATACACGTTGTTAGTATAGATGAAAAGGCCATAGAGAAGTATGGACAGTGGCCTTGGAAAAGAGACGTACTAGCAGACGTAGTAAATCAATTAAGAGAAAAAGGTGCTGGTATAATAGTCATACCTATACTATTTTCAGAGTATGATAGACTAGGTGGTGATGAAACATTTATCAATACAATACATCAAAATGGTGTAGTCATAGCACAAACAGGAACAAATCAAACAAATAGAAACGCTGTGCCAAGAGGTGTTGCAAAAATAGGTGATCCGTTACCTTGGTTATTTGAATGGAATGGTATGTTAGGTCCTGTAAAAGAATTTGGTGATTATGCAGATGGTGTGGGTGTAACAAATACGGCACCTGAAGTTGATGGAGTTGTAAGAAGAATACCTTTACTTATGAAAATAGGTGAAGATGTATATCCTGCTATGGCAATAGAAGTTATAAGAGTTTCAACAGGTGCACCAAGTTATCAAGTTAAGGCAGGTCAAGGTGGTATTATTGCCATGAGAGTGCCTGGATATAAAACAATCAAAACAGACGCAAATGCTCGTATCTGGTTAAGATGGAACAAATCATACTACACAACATCAATTGCAGATTTAGAAACTGAAGAATTGAGATTAGAGGGTAAAACAGTTATTATAGGAATGAATGCTGAGGGATTAGGAAATATTATTGCAACTCCTGTAGGTGAAAGATATGCTTATGAATTAACTGCCTCAACTCTATCAACTGTACTAGATGGTAAAAATATAGAAAGAGTTGATATATCTTTTATAGTAGAATTAGCAATTGCATTTATAGTTGGTTTGATAATTATAATACTTACAAGATACACATCATATTTTATTATTGCCTTTGCAATTATATTTTCAATTATAACTTCATTAGTATATTCTAAGTTTTTATTTAATCAAAGTTTAATGTTAACAGATGTTACATGGATTATATTTACAGTTGTAGTTGTAGGATTTCATAGTGTCTTTAATAGATTTATCTTAGAGTTTAAATTAAAACAACAAATCAGAAAACAGTTTGAGAAGTATTTGGATCCTAGACAAGTTGCTATTCTTGTAAAGAATCCTGAGAAGTTAAAACTTGGTGGTGAAAGAAAAGAAATGAGTTTCTTGTTTATGGATATTGTAGGATTTACACCTATTTCTGAACATTATAAAAACAAAGACGATCCAGAAGGATTAGTAGAAGTTATTAACGATTACTTAAATCGTATGAGTAAGATAGTATTAAAGAATGGTGGAACAATAGACAAGTATATGGGTGATTGTATTATGGCATTTTGGAACGCACCACTTGATTGTCCTGATCATGCTGAAATGGCAGTTAAGACAGGTATAGAATGTGCTAATGAAACAGATAAAATTAAAAAAGAATTTAGGGAGAGAGGTCTTCCTGATATCAATATAGGTTCTGGTGTAAATACAGGAACTTGTATTGTTGGTAATATGGGTAGTGAAATGAGATTAGATTATTCAGTTATAGGCGATGCTGTAAACTTGGCGGCTAGACTTGAAGCCGCTACAAGGAACTATAAAAATAATGGCAAGGTTACACCTTTGATTTATTCTTCATACACAAAAGAAAAACTGAAAAACATTGAGTCAATTGAATTAGATAGAATATTTGTTAAGGGTAAAGAGGAGTTAGTAACCATTTATAAACCGTCAACAAACTTAATGGAGGGTTATGACTTTACTTCAACAAAGAAAGTTACGACTAATAGTAAAAAGGATAACAAGAAATGAAAAACAAAGAAAACTATACTTACTCAATACACACTGGCTCAAAATTAGGAAACAAAAGTTACGGAGACGCCGAAAAACATTTGTGAAACTTTGGAAAATTAATCGATTAAGAGAAATAAGAAGCATGGCTAAAGCCGCATAATAATAAATAGTAACATGGCAGAATTAACAGAAATACAAAAATTAGTAACAGACGTTCGAGTTCTAAAGAATGAAGTTGAGCAAGTTTCTAATGTTAATACAAAACTTGATAGTGCTATTGACAAGTTGACAGATATATCTAGCAGTATCAAGTCCATGTTAGCTGTCCATGAAGAAAAACTATCAAAACAAGAAGATATTGATAAAGCAATATTTAATCTAATGGAGAGTCGTAGAGTTGAGAGCGAATCAAAATTCGAAGACTTACATGCCAGACTTAATAAATCTGTTAAAGAATTAAGAGACGATGTCGAATTATCAGAAAAACGTATTTTATGTGACTTAAAAGAATTAAAATTGAATTTATCTGATAGAGTAGGTGTCCTTGAAAAATATCGTTGGATAATCATTGGGGCATCTATCATTTTAGGACTATGGTTTCCACAAATGGTAGACTTTACTAAAATAATTAAGATATAGGTGCTTGACTTTTTTGATGTTTTGATATATAATACTATCAATGACTTCATACATCGATCTTAACTATATTAGTAAACTACAACCTAGACTACAACAGTTTAAAAAGAAACGAGACTATCTTTTTAATTTTCGTTGTCCAGTCTGTGGTGATTCTAAAAAGAATAAAACAAAAGCAAGAGCATACTTGTACAAAGTAAAAACAGATATGTTCTTTAAGTGTCATAATTGTGGGGCAGGACATAATTTGGCAAACTTAATAAAATTATTAGATAAACCTTTATACGATCAGTATGTAGTTGAACGATATAAAGGATCTAAACCTGTTAGTGAAAAAAGTTTACTTGATAAATTTAAAACTAACACAAAAGAAAGATTACAAACTTCACCTCTACAAGGGCTTACGCCTATAAAAGAATTAGATAATGAACATCCTGCTAAGAAATATGTTACAAACAGGAAGATTTCTGAACAGTTTTTTGATAAATTATATTACTGTAAAAAGTTCCAAGATTATGTAAATAAGTTACGCCCAGAAACTTTTAGCAGTATAAATAAATCTTACGAACATCCTAGATTAATCATTCCTTTCTATGATGTTGATAATGAAGTCTTTGCCATACAAGGCAGAGCATTTGGTAAAGAACAACCTAAGTACTTAACAATTAAACTAAAAGAAAATAAACAAAAGATATTTGGACTTGAAAGAATAAATCTACATAGAAGATTATATATAGTAGAGGGTCCTTTAGATAGTTTGTTTTTAGATAATTGCCTTGCCGCTGCTGGTGCAGATTTACAATTGCCAGTAGAAAAGAAAGATGTTGTTTTTATCTTTGATAATGAACCTAGAAATAAACAGATTATAGATAGAATGTATAAGATGATTGAAAAAGATTATATGATAGTAATATGGCCCGAAGGACAAAAAGAGAAAGATATTAACGATATGATAATAAACGGCAAGACAAAAGAAGAAGTACAGAAAATTATTTCAGATAATACCTATTCAGGATTATCCGCACTAACACAATTAAATTCATTCAAGCGTTGCTAACACACAGAGAGGTAAAAATGGTCACAGTACAAGAGTCTATTAATGTTAAAAAAAGAAATGAAAGAGGACTAGAAAAATTAGATATTGATAAGATACACTCGATGGTAGAATATGCTGTAGAAGATATAACAGGTGTATCTGCTTCGCAAGTTGAAATGAATAGTGGATTACAATTCTTTGATGGTATATCAACGGATGAAATACAACAGATATTAGTTAAGTCTGCTTCAGATTTAATTTCTTTAGAAAATCCTAATTACACATATGTAGCAGCTAGATTGCTTTTATACGGAACAAGAAAACAAGTTTTTAGAAAGTTGTGGGATCACCCACACCTTTACGATCACACTAAAAAATTAGTTGGCATTGGATTATATGATGATGAAATACTAAAAAAATATGATCGTAAAGATTTTGATAGAATGGAAGGATGGATAAATCATGGCCGAGATTATGATTTTACCTATGCTGGATTAAGACAAGTTATAGACAAGTACTTAGTTCAGGATAGAAGTACAAATCAACTGTATGAAACACCACAGTTTATGTACATGTTAATTTCAGCAACATTATTTGCCAACTATCCGATAAACACGAGGATGAGTTATGTTAAAAAATATTATGAAGCAATATCCACTTTTAGAATCAATATACCGACGCCTGTTATGGCTGGTGTCAGGACTCCTTTACGTCAGTATGCTAGTTGTGTTTTGGTTGATACTGACGATACTCTTCCTAGTATCTTCAGCTCTGATATGGCTATTGGAAGATATGTCGCTCAAAGAGCGGGAATTGGAATCAACGCAGGACGCATACGTGGAATCAATTCAAGGATACGAGGTGGAGAGGTACAACATACTGGAGTTATACCGTTCCTTAAAAAGTTTGAGGCGACAGTTAAGTGTTGCACTCAAAATGGAGTAAGAGGAGGTTCTGCTACAGTTCACTTTCCAATATGGCACCAAGAAATAGAAGATATACTAGTTCTTAAAAACAATAAAGGTAGTGAAGATAATAGAGTTAGAAAATTAGATTACTCAATACAATTATCAAAACTATTTTATGAAAGATTTATTGAAGACTCAGATATAACTTTATTTTCACCACATGAAGTACCAGAGTTATATGAGGCATGGGGAACACCTGAATTTGATGATCTGTATTTAAAGGCAGAAAGAAAAACAAGTGTAACTAAAAAGAAAATAAATGCTCAAACATTGTTTATGGACATGTTAAAAGAAAGAGCAGAAACAGGTCGTATCTATATTATGAATATTGATCACTGTAACACACACTCTAGTTTTAAAGATAGAGTTTACATGTCAAATCTATGCCAAGAGATTACGTTACCAACAACACCATTACAACACATAGACGGTGATGGTGAAATTGCATTGTGTATATTGTCAGCAGTTAATGTAGGTAAAATAAACAAAAGAGAAGAATTAGAAAATCTTTGTGACCTGGCAGTTAGATCATTAGATGAAATTATAGATCATCAACAGTATCCAATCAAGGCCGCAGAAATATCTACAAAGGCAAGAAGAAGTTTAGGTATTGGTTATATTGGTCTTGCACATTATCTTGCTAAAAAAGGTTACAAGTATGATCAGAAACTTGCATGGAAACAAGTTGATGAACTAACTGAGGCATTTCAGTATTATCTATTAAGTGCTTCAAATGAACTTGCAAAAGAAAAAGGTCAGTGTGATTATTTTCATAGAACAAAATACAGTGATGGTATTTTACCTATTGATACATACAAAAAAGATGTTGATGAGGTAGTTCAAAGAGAATTGTCTTACGATTGGGAACATTTAAGAAAAGAAATAAAAGAACATGGATTAAGAAATTCAACACTATCGGCACAAATGCCAAGTGAGTCTTCATCTGTTGTATCAAATGAAACAAATGGTATTGAACCACCAAGAGACTATCTAAGTGTTAAGAAGTCTAAGAAAGGTCCTTTAAAACAGATAGTACCAGAGTATAATAAATTAAAAAAATTTTATACACTACTTTGGGACATGAAAGGGAATGAAGGATATATAAATATCGTTGCAGTAATGCAAAAATATTTTGATCAGGCAATCAGTGGTAACTGGTCATACAATCCTGAAAATTATGAAGATGGTCAAGTGCCTGTATCAGTAATGGCACAAGACTTATTACAAACTTATAAATTAGGTTGGAAAACTTCATACTATCAAAACACATATGATAGTAAGAGAGAAGAAGAAGAACCAGCACATAACATTGGTTGGAAAGATGAACAACCAGAAACAAAAGAAGAGGACGATCCAGAAAACTGTGATTCGTGTACAATTTAATGAAAACTGTATTTAACAAAGACAAGAAATTAAACACATTAAAACAACCAATGTTTTTCGGTGATGATTTAGCAGTTCAAAGATACGATAGTTTCAAGTATCCTGCTTTTGATAGATTGGCACAACAACAATTAGGGTTCTTCTGGAGACCTGAAGAAGTATCTTTACAGAAAGATAGAAACGACTATGCTCAATTGACAGAATCACAAAAGTTTATATTTACTTCAAATCTTAAATATCAAACAATGTTAGATTCTGTACAAGGTAGAGGGCCATGTATTGCGTTTTTACCCTTTGTATCTTTGCCAGAATTAGAAGGTGCTATAGTTGCGTGGGACTTCATGGAGACCATTCATAGCCGCTCGTACACTTACATTATTAAAAATCTGTACTCTGACCCATCTGAAGTATTTGATACGATTATAGAAGACGAGAAGATTGAGAAACGTGCAAAATCTGTCACTGAAGCATATGATAGATTAATTGCTATAGGTTACAAGTATAAGTTGAACCCTAAGTCAGTTGATGAATATGAATTAAAAAAGGCATTATGGCTTGCTTTAGTAAGTGTAAACATACTTGAAGGATTAAGGTTCTATGTATCGTTTGCTTGTTCATTTGCATTTGGTGAATTAAAACTTATGGAAGGTTCTGCTAAGATATTATCTTTGATTGCTAGAGACGAAAGTCAACACCTTGCAATGTCACAAAATATAATTAACAATTATAGAAATAAAGAAAATGACAAAGTAATGAATAAGGTAATAAAAGATTGTGAAGAAGAGGTTTATAAATTATATGATGACGCAGTACAAGAAGAAAAACGTTGGGCAACTTATTTGTTTCAAAAAGGTTCTATGATAGGATTATCAGATAAATTATTACATCAATATGTTGAGTACACAGCAAATAGAAGAATGAGATTTATTGGATTAACACCTAAATATGAACAATCAACAAGCAACAACCCACTACCATGGACACAACATTGGTTTAATAGTCGATCATTGCAAAATGCTCCACAAGAAACTGAAATAGAAAGTTATGTTATTGGTGGTGTAAAACAAGATGTTAAAAAAGATCAATTCAAAAAGTTTAAACTATAATGATTAAAATTAAAAAAAATAAAGATAAAACAAATATAGCAGATTTAGAATGTCCTGAATGTGAGGAAGAATATTCTATCAAATGGTATGACGAAGAAATAGAACCTACAACATGTCCATTTTGTGGTGCTGAGTCGTTAATTGAAGAAGAGGATGCTTATTTTGAACAAGACAAAGACGACATTTCAGATTGGAATTGATTATAGTTTAACAAGTCCTGCTATTTGTGTATGCAAAGGTGAGTTTGATTTTAAAAACTGTAATATATATTATTTAACAAACGTAAAAAAATATGAAGGCAATTTTTATAATGGACAAATAAATGGTAGACTTCATTTACCCTATACCACCGAAACACAAAGACACGATCAAATTTCCGATTGGGCGATTGATATTATTAACGGCCATACTAACAATATTTTTATAGAAGGATATAGTTATGGTAGTAAAGGACTTGTATTTAATCTAGCAGAGAATATGGGTACTTTAAAACATAAACTATATAAACTAAACAAAACATTTGAAAGTATTGTTCCAGGTAGAGTTAAAAAGATTGCCACAGGAAAAGGAAATGCAGATAAACTTAAAATGTATTTGCAGTTTAAATCAGATACAGGTATTGACTTGATGAAAGAGTTTGATCAAACAAAACTAAATAATCCAGTTACAGATGTAATAGACGCTTACTATATAGCAAAGGCAGGATATGAAAATAATACAGTTTGATAAATCAAAAGCACCAACAGCCGTTTTAGACGCAATAAAATCAGAGCATGAAATTATTAATCTATCAAATGTTAGTAAGTTTGATTATACACATTTTTATGAAATGAAAAATGCAGATTTCTTTATTAACAATGGAACATTTGGAAGTACTCACCCTAAAAGAGAATGGAAACCAAATGCAGATAATCATAAACTAGCAGTTGGCAATCATAGAAACGATCTTGTTAATATGTTTGCACATCACTATGGTAAACCAATTATTCACTTTGAAAGTGCTACACTTAGTAGAATTAAATGTAACTATATCAATAGATTTTACAAAAAAATATCACCAAGATTTTACAGAATGGGTTTAAATCATTGGGTGTTTAGTCATACTAAATGGTGCAAACCTATTAAAGGTAGATTAGAAAAAGTTTTAAAGTATATAGAAGACGAGAATATGATTAAGTTTCAAAATGTATTTAATCATAAATGGAAAAACAATAAAGACGGATATATTTTAATTCTACCTGGATTAGAAGATGATCCTACTAGTTCAATTCCTGTAGATAAATTTGTTGAGCAATCAGTAAAAACACTTAAACAAATTACAAAAAGAAAAATAGTAGTTAAATCACATCCCCATAGTAAGTTGACTTATGACAATTTAGATGTTGAAGTATTAACTGGTGACAGTAGAATTGTTGATCTTAAAAAACAAGTTTATTGTGCTGTACTAGATAGTAGTACTAGTATATTTGAACTAACAGAATTAGGTATTCCTGCTATCACAACAAAACATAGTTTTGGAATGTTATTAGGTAATACAGATTTAACAAAGGTAGAGAACCTACACTATGCAAATAGTGATGATGTTTTAAAATGGTATGAACGTATGGCTTCAACTGAATTTACTATATCAGAATATGAAGATAAAGATTTTATTTTTGCTAGAATGAAGGAGTTATTAAATGAGTAATATAAAGGGATTACCTAAACACTTAGGTGGGCATGGTAATGTAACACATATAGATTCTGGTTTATTGCAATTTGCAAAAGACGAATTGAAATGTAAAACAATGTTAGATATAGGATGTGGACCAGGTGGTATGGTGCATGAGGCAAACAGATTAGGATTAAATGCAAAAGGTGTTGATGGTGATTTTATAACTACAAGAGAAAAACCAGAATTGTTTATAATGCACGATTTCACAAAAGGTAAGTTAAACTTAGATGAAAAATATGATTTGATCTGGTGTTGTGAGTTTGTTGAACATGTTGAAAAACAATATGAAGACAATTGGATGAGTTTAATGCAAAAGGGAAAATATATATTTGTTACTTATTCAGAACCAGGTAAACCAGGACATCATCATGTTAATTGTGAACCATTAGAGTATTGGATAAAACTATACGAAAAATACGGATTTAAATATAGAGAAGATTTAACAAAACAATCTAAAGAATTATCTACAATGAAAAGAGAATTTTGGAAAGATACAGGATTAGTATTTGAAAATGTCAGTTAAATTAGTTACAACATACAACGACACATTATATAAAGATTATGCTTTTAGATTTTTTCAGACCTATAACTGGAAGTTTGAATTAAAACATTATAATGAAGATAGAAATATGTATAATATTATTCCTGATTGTAAAAAGTTTGTTGAAAGAAATAAACATAGAAATGGACAATCATCATATAAAGAAAAAAATACAACCTTTATAAAAGATGGTGTAAGATTTTGTTATAAAGTTTATGCCTATACACATGAAATATTACAGGCAAGTAATGGTGTTGATGGTATCATAGGTATTGATGTTGACAGTGTATTCTATAAATCAATCGATGAAGATTGGATATATGAAAACATACACAGAGACGATTGTATGATAACTTATTTAGGGAGACCTAATTATAGTGAGACTGGTTTTTTATATTTTAATATGAAACATCCTGAAATTAAAAACTATGCCAGAGAAATGAAACGAATGTATGATGAAGATTTAATATACAATCTACCTGAATACCATGATAGTTACATTTGGGATCATGTAAGAAAACAATTTGAAAGTAAAGGTGTTAAAAACTATAATATAGGTGATGGTAAAGGTGGACATATTCAAGCAAGATCAATACTAGGTTCTATATACGATCACACAAAAGGTCCTAGAAAACTAAAAGGTAGAAGTCCAGAGGCAAGAGCATGAAAATACTAGTAATGGGTTTACCGGGTTCTGGCAAATCATATCTATCAGAAAAACTTACAACAAAATTAAAAGCAGTATGGTTAAATGCTGATAAAGTTAGAGAAGAAGCTAATGATTGGGATTTTAGTCCAGATGGTAGAGTAAGACAAGCGAATAGAATGTGGTTATTATCACAAAAGGCAGTAGATGCAGGTAAGAATGTCATTGCTGATTTTGTTTGCCCAACACCTAAGACAAGAGAAGATTATAACGCTGATTATATTATTTGGGTTGATACAATTAAAGAAGGAAGATTTGAAGATACAAATAAAATGTTTGTACCACCTGAAGAATATAACTTTAGAGTGCCTACACAAAATGCGGAGTTATGGGCAATTAAAATAGCTGAAAAGATTTCCGCTACTGATATTAGAGCCAAAATGAGAGAAGATGGGAAACTATGATAAACATTTTTATAGGAATGGATAGTAAAGAGAAAGTCGCATACAATGTTTTAAGTTATAGTATAATAAAAAATAGTACTAAACCTGTTGCAATAACACCAATCTATCTTCCTAATATTAAAGATGACTTTGTAAGAGAAAGAGGTAATCTTTCATCAACAGAATTTAGTTTTAGTAGATTTATGATACCACACCTTATGAACTATCAAGGATGGGCATTGTTTATGGATTGTGATATGTTAACGTTTGATGATATAAATGAGTTATGGAGAATGAGAGACGACAAATATGCCATACAAGTTTGTAAACATGATTATACACCTAAACATAAAACAAAGTTTTTAGGACAAACACAAACAGCATATCCTAAAAAGAACTGGTCTAGTTTTATGTTAATGAATTGCAGAAAATGTACATCACTAACACCTAACTTTGTAAATAGAGCAAGTGGTTTAGAACTACATCAATTTAAATGGTTAGAAAACGACAATCTAATAGGTGACTTACCACTAGAGTGGAACTGGTTAGTCGGTGAATATGATTTTAATCCCGATGCTAAGAATGTTCATTACACTTTAGGTGGTCCTTGGTTTAAAGAATATGAGACATGTGAATATTCTTATGATTGGTTTGAAACAGAAAAAGAATGTAATAATTATGATAGTAGGATTTGGAACAAGAAAAGTAACGGATGAAGTAATAAAACCTTTTGTTGAGAATGAAGGTGGAATATTTTACAAGTCTTCTACAATAATGGTTGATAAGTTTGATCAAGCAACCTGGCCTAAATTTAACACCTCATCTTTTAAATTAAATAAACCAGATGTTGCTGTGTTTGGTATACTAAGAGGTACTGAAAGAAAGCTTTATGATTGTAAAAGATTAGGATTAAACTACTATTACTTTGATCATGCTTATTTCTTTAGTGGTCATAAACTACATGAACATACAAATTTTAGAGGATACAGAATAACAAAGAATGGTGAGGCACAGACAAAGATATTAAAACTTACATTGCCTGATATACACAGAATACAAAAGTATAAACAACCACACTTAAAAGAATATATTGAATTTACTGATAGTGTTCCTGGTAATAAGATAGTAATAATACCACCAACTGAAGCAGTTGCTAGATTTTATAAACTTGATGTAAACAATTGGATAGATGATAAAATAAAAGAAGTCAGAAAATACACAGATAAACAGTTTATTATAAGACTAAAAACATCAACACATCCTTTAGAAGAAGATTTGCAAAAGGCATTTGCAGTTGTAACATATCAATCAACAGTAGGTATAAAATCAGTTATGAGAGGTATTAGAACTATTTGTGATGACGTTTCAATGTGTAAACCTGTATCTATCAAAATAGAGAATATAGAGAAAGACTATATAAGAGATAGGGACAAAGAACAGGCATGGATTGATAGTTTATTAGCAAGTCAATTTACAATGCAAGAAATAACAAATGGTATTGCCAAACAAGCAATAGATAAATTATATGATTATAACACATGATATACCTTGGAATAGTTGTTTATCTAAACAGTTATTTCCAGCAATAAAAAAAGGTTGGAAAGACGAGAACACTCCTATACATTTTTTTTGGGGATTAGGTGGACAAAATGTTAAAGGTATTAGAGAGTGTGTAGAGAAAAAAGAACAGTGGTATTATGTTGATGTCGGATACTTCACACAACAAATAACAAGATATCCTAGTCCTAAAATACATGATTACGATAAAACATATTTCAGAATAGTAAAAGGTGGATTACATACTATTAGAGGTGCAATGGGTAATGGTGCCAGAGTTACTGAATTAGAAAGAAAAGGAATAGATGTAAAATTTAAAGGTTGGAATACAGGTGATTGTAACCATATATTATTATGCCCTTCTTCTCCTACAGTTACCTATCACATAAATGGTATTACACAGGAAGAATGGATACAACGAGTAACAGATGAAATTCAAAAACATACTGATATGAAAATTGTTGTAAGGCAAAAACCAAGACCTAACAATTCTGAATGGGGAACAGATATAAAAGATAGATTAGAAAGAACTCATTGTATAGTTACAAACATGAGTCTGGCTGCAATAGATGGTATTATGAATAGAGTACCTGTAATATGCCATCAATCTAATATTGCAAATTTTGTAAGTAGTAGAAGTTTGAAATATATTAAAAAACCTATGAGACCTGGAAGAAAAACAGTTGAGTCATGGATTAAAATGGTTGTAGAAAATCAATTTACAATAGATGAGATAGAGAGAGGACTTGCTTGCAAGATTTTAAAACAACAAGATGTATAATGTAATATGTGTTTATACTGGCACAAAGTATAATGTAAAATTTGTAAATATATTATATAATATGGTTGAGAGAAATCTATCAAAACCATTTAACTTCTATTGCCTAACAGATAATCAAGGACAGAAATTCAATTCAAATATAAAGTTGTTAGATGTGCCACAACCTGTTTTAAGAACATGGTGGAATAAAATGCATTTGTTTAATCCAGCATTAAACATAGAGGGTAATATTTTATATGTAGATTTAGACGTAGTTATAACTGGTAGTTTAGATGAGTTTTTTACAGACTACAAAGATGAGGATTTTTGTGTGATAAGAGACTTTGGACAACCAGATGCTATATTCAACTCTAGCGTGTTAAGATATAATATAAAACATCACAAACATATTTGGCATACTTACATCGCAGACAAGATGAGATACCGAGGACACCATGGTGATCAGACAGTTATTACAGAAATAATGAAAGATAAACCAGAAACAAAGATCATGCCAGACGCATGGACATATTCATTTAAATGGCAAGAACGTGGTAAAATAGGTTCGTATATTAAAGATGATCCCACAGCACACCCATATAAACCTGGTTCGAAGATATGCGTATTTCATGGCAACCCTAATCCTGACGAAGCAGTGAAGAATCGCAGTGGAAAATGGATAGAATCACACTGGTTCTAGTAGATGTTCACGTTTTGTTCTTCTTAAAAACCACAAAAACCCAGTAAAATCAACGTTTTTTAGTGCTTGACTTTTAAGCCTTTTTCATGTATAGTATGTGTATATGACAAAAAAAAACACTATGAAAAAACAAAAAGGTTTTAGTTTAGTTGAATTACTTGTAGTAGTCGCTATATTAGGAATATTATCATCTATTGGTATTGTATCTTATTCAAAATTTACATACGGTGCCAAAATTACTGTAACACATAAGTTCCATGAACAAGTAAAAAAATATATTATTTCAGAAACAAATAAATGTGATGTAGGATTTGATAAGATTTTTGAGGCAGATAACGGAACTCATATCACTTGCAGTGAATTAAGTAGTAATTCAGGTTCTGCTTGGGATGGATTTGATATACAATTAATGAGAGTGTTCAAAGATACACCAAACGTTTGGGGCGCAGACCCTTTTAAAGAGGCATTAAATGTTGATTGGCACCCAAAGGCAGGTTATGTTAATGTTAGACACAGAGGTGGTGAAGTGCTAATGCAAACTTGTTTAGAAAAAACTTGTAAAGACAATTATAAAATTAGAGAAATGATACAAATTAATGGAATATAATATGAAGGAGAAAAACACTATGGAAAAAAATACAGACAAATACTTTCAATCTTTTAACGTTGTTTATAAGAGAGAGTACCGTGATCCTGAGGAAGGTTATGAAACTTTTTGGAGTTCATCTACTATGTACAGAAATGTACCTATCTCTAAGATTAAGTATTATAGAAAACAATTACTTAATTTTAAAGATTATGCAACCAAAATGTATAATGAAGAAGCTAGTAACTTCACAGGTGCTACTGCTATTGAGATAATATATCCAGATGAATATTATCAAACATATGCAGATGTATTCGGTCCAGAAACGGCTGCTGGTGATAATCATTTATTTAATGATTTTGGTCAGTTGTATAATGGTAGACAAGGGTTTAGAAAGGACTTTGATTCCGACTTAACAAAAAATTATACAACAAGAAAAAACTATATTTACAATTTAAGTTAGGAGAAAACTATGACAGTAGAAACAAACATAATATACACAGACAAAGACTTAGGTAAAAATCTCTATAGACAAAAGAGATATTATACTTTAGTAGTAGAACAAGAAGTGTTGGCAAATAACCAAGAAGAAGCAGATAATAAACTTGTAGAACATGGCGGAATAAGTCACTCTATGATTAATGCTGAAATTACAAATGAAAACGAGGGTGTTCAAACATATATGATAGATGCTAATTATTCAGACAGTGATAAAACTGAATACATGGGTAAAATAGTATATGAGGATGAGGAGTTTGCTAAAGAAGATGGTTTGGTTGAAATAGACAAATACATTGATGAAAATGCTTTAACTGATAGAGACAAAGAAGAATCAGATATTGATGTGGCAATAACATTAGAAGCAGAAAATGAAAGAGGTAAATAATGACAACTAGAAACGCAGTAATAATAAAAGTAAGAAAGCATGGTCAAAAAGATTTTGAAACAGATAGTATCTATGTTGATCATATGCCAGGTTTTGAAAATAGAATCAAACAGCATATACAAAATGCAAAAGAAGACACTACCAATGCTGAAGTGAGAATCGAAGACTTATAATGAAAAAGAAAACAAAAGAACTGAATCAATCACACAACGCATGGATTAAGTCGTTAGGTGTTAATATTGATGTAAAGACAGGCAAAGTAAAGAAAAAAGAGTTTCGTGGTTGTGTTATGCCTAACTACAATGCAGATATTAACGGTGTTGAGAGAGTATCTATACCACTAGGTAACAGAATACCTGTAGGTTGTACTAAAGTGAAAATGCCCAAAGTACAACTTCCAGAAGGCAAAACCATAGGAATTGCGTATAATAAGGGGAATTATCAGATAATTGATAGTGCCGACTTTAAAACAATGGGCAAAAAGGTGTGACGTTTTAGCACACATAAACATGTTGACTTTGTGCTTAAACTATGATAGGATAAAGTCAATTAATAACAACAAAAGGAAAAAACACTATGTTTGACAAAGATACAATATTTGCAGAATTTAATCATGCAAAACAAAAAGACTTAAAAATGTCTAAAAAGAAATCGCCGTATGAGTCTGTTTTTACAAACAGAATTGAGTTATTAAAATCTCATATTGAAGCAAAAAAATCGCATCCGAAATACTATAGAGGATGTAAGATAAACTTTGAAAACTTGTTACTTGCATATCAATCGCCAGTGCCAGTTGATCATTTTTATAAAGTCGGATTTAATATGTCTTATGCAGAATATCTAAGTCAGAAAAATGCCGAAGATAAAGATACAAAAGACGAAACGTATAATAACGAAAGAAGTAATGTTAAAGAAGTTACTTTTAATTAGTAGTTTAACTTTGTTGTTGAATCAGTGTGCTGTTAAGAACGCCGCTGTTTCAACATCAGGTTCAACTTTAGGTGCTATAACAGCAGGAGGAACTTGTGCCTCTGTTGTAAGTACTGATCCTGCTGTAGTGGGTGCGTGTGCTGTTGTTGGTGCCGTGCATGGTGCAGATCAGATATGGAATGATGATTTTAATGTTCATAAGAAGTTTTTTGTTGACCATTTAATTGGTGCACCAAATAAACCGAATATAACAAATTGGTATAATCCTAAAACTAAAAGTTTTGGTATTATAAAAACAAACAATACTTGGTACAAAGGTCCTATTAAATGTAGAGACTACGAATCAACTATTAATATTACACCGTCTTGGCCAGTTGCTTACTTTGGTGGTCCTGTTAGAAGAACAGACTTTGGTATTGCATGTATATTACCAGACGGAAGAGTGGAGATACAAGAATAGTGAAATTTGCAGACGAATTTATATCTTATTTGTTTTTAGTGTTAATTGTTACTTTGTTGTTAATGATGAAAGGTCATGCTTGTGTTGAGTGTGACCTTTCAGGTGATACCTATCCCATTGACAATATAAGTTTATCAACAGAAATAAAAGAAGATACAAATATACAAATGGCAAAGGTCAACATTGATGATATAAAAGTTAAACCTATCACAGATACAATAAAAGATAGTGACGTGGTTAAATCAAAAATCAAAGATGTATTCATGCAGAATGGTCAATATTGTTTTATTGAAGTTGTTATTAAACAACAAGGTGATGATATTGTTAAAAAAGAAGTTATGAAATGTAGTGAAACACCTGAATTTGAGTCTGATAAAAAAGATCAAATAATTGAACAACTCAAAAAAGAAATAGAACTGGAAAAGGCTAGAAAACCAGGATATTGGGAGTTGTTTGCTGACTTCTATTATAGAGACGAGAACGCTCCTCTTTATTGTAGAAAATACTCTAGGCCCGACAGTTGGTTTAAAATTCCTGGAACTGCTTGTCTGAAACCAACAGGAGAATGGAAGATAATAAAATGATAAGACTAATATTTACAGCGTCAATATTGTGGATTGCTGTTGCATTTACTTGGGATCCTTTTGTTACTGCTGTTGAGAAAACACAGGCTGTTGACAAAACGAAAGAAATAGTGTATAATGTAATTAATAAAGTGAAGGAGAAAACTAATAATGTTGAAAGTTAATAAGTTAGTATTACTTTTTGTTGTAGGTTTAACGTTAGGTGCATGTAGCACTGGAACTTACAATATCAAAAGTGAGAAGAAAGATTCCGTTAGAAAAGTACCTGCTTGGTACATGGCGGATATTGCTGAAAGAAAAGCATGTGATAAGAAGATATACGGTGAATCAAAAGATAAACAGTGTATCTATGGTGTTGGAACAAGTGTTTCACCAGACTTAGAACTTGCTATTGATAAGGCAAAGATGATTGCCAAGGCTGAAATGGCAGACATCATACAAGGTGAAATGAACAAAAAGATTAAAATTTTTGTTGCTGAGGTTGGTAAAACACAACAGAAAACTATTGTGTCAGATGTAGAGTCTGCTTTAGTGAACCAAATCTCTCAAACACCTGTTAGAGGATATGAAGTATTTGCTCAGGAAGTTACAATGACTAAGAATGGTTATTATCGTGCTTGGGTAGGTTTAAGATTACCTCTAGGTAACTTTAACAAAATGTATAACTATTCTGTTGATACAGTTGTGGATGCTTATAAGTTAAAACAACTTGCTGAAAAAGCATATGACAGTGTTGAAGTAGTAGAGGAACAAAATGGTAACAATTTATAGTAAACCAAATTGCGTATTTTGTGATAAGTCTAAGGCCTTGTTAAAAGGCCTAGGCATTAAGTACGAAGAAAAAATGTTTGGTAAAGATTTTAATACACCTGAAGAACTATACGAAGCAGTAGGTAAACAGGTGAGAACTATGCCACAAGTTATTATTGATAATAAACATATCGGTGGTTATAATGAGTTAGTTGAATACTATACAGACAAAGGATTAGTTAATTTTAAAGGTGAAAAGGTTTAATGTCAGTTGAAAATAATATAATAGATTTTCCTAAGAAGTTTAAAAGACAATCTACGGAAAAAGATGCAGAAATGCAAAAAAGAATTGCACAAGAACATCAAAAGATATTTTGTCAGGCAATGATGGATGAAATAACTGAAGCTATTTTAGTCAAGTTACATAGTGAAAACTTAAATGTAACAGGAAAAGATTTTTTAAAAGATTATAAACTTGTATCAGAGGCTATAAAATCTATGATGTATAGAACACAAGAGTTAAAACACGGATTGCAAGAAAGAGTTGATAGGGCAGTAACATCGACATATAATAAAAATAAAACTATCAACACAATATCGATAGACCTCGATAAGCTATAGAATTCCATAAGGCACTTTGGAATAGATTGTATATGTGGCAAGTATATGATCTTATAATTAACGCCAACTATATAATAAAGGAGTGAATAAATGTTTAAATCATTATTCTCAAACGACTCATTAAAAGTCGTATCAAAATCAAAAAAAACTGTAACAAGAGGCAGAAAAACTTTGTCAAAAAGACAAAAAGTTTTAAACCTTTTAAGTAAAGGTAATGAAGTATCTTGGAAAGTTTTAAGAACTAAATTTGATTTAGTTTCTCCAAGAGCATTAATTGATACTTTAAGATCAGAAGGCAATATGATCTATATCAATAAAACTGCTAAAGGAACTGCTTACAGAATGGGTAACCCAACTAAAGCGATTATCGCTGCTGGTATCCAAAAGTTATACGGAACTCCGTACGCTTACGGCAATAACTAATATTAGATTAGTACATATTTTGGTGGCCTTCGGGCCACCATATCCACAAAATTCCACTTATAAATAATATTACGATAACAAAACGGAGCTAGCAAATGTTATCGAAAGGTAAGTGAAAGCTAGCGGTAGTAGCTTACCTTTAAAACTATATAACAAAATGAGGAGAAACTTATGACAGTTCAATCACAAGCTTTGGATTACGCTGGTTCAACAGCACCAATGCTTTCAGAAATACTAAAAAAAGTATCAGACGCTAAAGACAAAGCATCTAAAATTTCAATACTAAAAGAAAATGATTCAGTACCTTTAAGACAGATATTAAAGGGGGCATTTTATTCTAAGATAGAATGGGAATTACCTGCTGGTGAACCACCTTACACTGTGAACGAGGCACCTGCTGGAACAGAGCATACAACCTTACACACTGAGGCCAGACTATTATGGCACTTTGTTAAGGGCGCTGATGTGAAAACATCTAAATCTAAAAAAGAAATAATGTTTATTCAAATGCTAGAAGGATTACACGCTAACGAGGCAAAACTTTTATTAAATGTAAAAGATAAGAAATTATCTAAGGTTTACAAGGGTTTAACCGAGACCGTAGTTAAGACAGCATTCGATTGGAATGACGATTACAAAACTGCTTAATCACTAAATAATAAAAAGCGATTCGAATACTAAAGGTGTGACATTTTTGCAACAGTGCAGGATTGTCGCACCCTATATTATTGTTGATTTTACTTGGTTATTTTATCATCTTTTTTGAATTTTTTGCTTGTATTATGCAGTAAAATAGTGTATTATATAAGTATAAAAACAAACAAAAGGAGAATCAATATGTCAAAAATAAAACAATACATTGAAACATCAGTAGAAAATGCTGTTGATAAAATAATTAAAACATTAAGTGATGGTCAAATAGACTTTGATACTTGTAAATCAAAGATATTAGAACTTGATAACCTATCAATGGTAGGAATTGATTCAGAAAATGTTGATGAAGTTATATCGGAGAACATATAGTGAAGAAATCATTTTTTATATTATTTTTATTATTCATGTACACTTGGTCTTGGTCTATCTTTAGTGTTGCCAAGGCAGATGAATATGGCAAGACAGTTGTTGGTCATGTAATAACTAATGCTAAAGAGATTGATACAACTGCTTTGTTAGAAGCAGAACTACAAAGACTTGCTCATAATTATTCTATTGAAATGATTGGTATACTACAGGTATATTTACCTAGTATCTTAGACAGTGTTGCTGCTGAAATGAAACAAAATGCTGATAAAACTTTTAAATGTGCTTTATTAAAAGGAACAGGAAACGATTGCAAAAATGAAAACAACTAAAAAATCGAAGGCCTTGAAATTTAGAAAAAAAGTGAAATTAAATATGAGCACTAATAAACAATATATTACCACTTACAAAGACATTAAAAAGTATTTTAAAGAATTAAACATACTTATTTTCAATAATGAGTTATCACCGTTTAACCAGATTGAAATTAAAGACCTAAGACGTGAGAAATGTGTGGGTCAAGTTGTAACTATGGAATGGAAAAGAAAAGGCACTAGAATATATAAACTAGAAATGATGCCGAAGTATTCCAACAAAAGAGATTTTATGGACACTTTAGTCCATGAAATGGTACATTTGTACCAAATGGTAAACAAAGGCGATACCGGTAACCACAATGAAATGTTTTATTCATTTGAAGGAAAAGTTAACTATATCGGACTACAACTATAATAAGGATAATATAATGAGTAAGAGTGAGAAGAATCAAATTGATGAGTGGTTACAAACACAAATCAGAAAAGGCATAAACATAGTTGATTATGTTTGGCAAAATAAATCTAACAAGTGGGAACTATATTACACAGGACATTTGCATAAAGATATCCTAGATAACTTTCCAGGTAGAACTAATAAAAAAATATTTGCAGGATACAAACAGTATTTAAATAAACCAAATCTAATGTTTACTCAAAAGAAATTTGATGAACATGGATATAACTACTATGTAAGGAGTATATAATGACACAACCAAGAGATCATGGACGAAAGTTGAAGAAACAAGAAAGAGAAATCCTACAAGGAGTTGTTGACGGTAAAGGATACTATAAAACACCAATAGTTAGTGTTGATGATAATGAGAATGTAATTGACACACTAGTTAATTTGTACTTAGAAAAAATAGTTACCTTTGAAAGAAAATATGACGTGGATTATGTAAGTGACTCTAGTAGGCACCTAATAAGACAGAAATGGTATGTTATAACACTTGATAAGAATATGCCTTTAAAAAACCTTAAACTATTATTGAAAAATGGTAAAATTGCTTAAAAATACTGATTGGGATTTAGTAGTAGATAGAACTTGGTTTTATACTAAACTTATTTTTTCTTTGTGTTTAGTTGCCTTTATTTCTTATAAAGTAGGACAATATTATCCTAGTAAGAAGGCACTGGCACAGGAAATGAATAAGATGGAAGACCTTTATATTGAAAAAATAAAAGTCTTAGAGTTAAAAGAACCAGAGTTTGCTTATACAAATGATGTTCAATTTGTAAGAGCAATGCATAAATGTATAGACTATGTAAACTTTACATTACCTAGAGACAAAAGAATACCTTATGAAATGATTATTGCTCAGGCAGCTTTAGAAAGTGGTTGGGGAGAAAGTCGTTTTGCTAAAGAAGCAAATAATCTATTTGGTATTAGAACATGGAGTAAAGAAGTGCCAGGTTTAAGACCTTTAGGTGTTAAAAACACAACTTGGAAAGTAAGAATATTTGATACAAAGTGTGGAAGTGTAAAAGAATATATCCGTATTTTAAACGAACATCCTGCCTATAAAGAATTTAGAGCAGTAAGAAAACAATATTTTGTTAGAAATGTGGATCCTAATCCATTACAACTAATAAAAAACATTGATAAATTTTCTACTACAAAAGACTATGATGTTAGAGTCAGTAGAATTATCAATAAGATAAGAGAACTTGAGTCAACTTATGCCAGTGACAAAAGTATAACTAATAACGAGGAGAGATAGTATGAATAAATTGATGGCAACTATAGTAACAATTATGTTATTAAACACAAACGTATATGCTGAGGAATTAACTGAATTTCAAAAGTGGATTGCAGAACCAGGTGCTGAAGTTGAACAGTATGTTCAGGCAACCAGAGATAACAGCGATGGAACTTGGAGAATACCTGATGAAAATCTAATAATGAAAAAGATTGATGACAAAGAGAATTTTTGGTTTGTCCTTAATACAAAAAACTGTTGGGTTTTCTATGTAAGAGGTGATAATGCTGAACAAGCATTTTACAACTATACATCAAATACAAGTAGTTATGGTTTTAACTTTGCAGGTAGAGAAGATGAGATTATGCAACTTAAAAAGAAGTATGGAATCATTAAAACTTTGGGAGAAGTTAATCACTCTTAATGCTTGACAAAGTGTTAAAAATGTGATAGTATATGACTATGAAAAATAGACAAGAACAAAAAAGACTTATACAAAATGCTGAAAGAGCGTGTAAAAACGCTCAATCAGATTGGGCAAAGAAATACTGGTTCGGTGTATTTGAACAATTGTGTAAGAAATATAATATGATGAACTACTATATAAAGTCGATACACTAATGAATATATTTTACGTTGATAAAAATCCTGCTACGGCAGCAAAGATGATGTGTGATAAACATATAATTAAGATGATACTTGAGTCTGCTCAAATGCTATGCACGGCAAAACGTGTGCTAGATGGCAAAGAATATATTGCTAAAACAAAGAACGGCAGAAATATCAAAAGATGGAAACTTGATAATCCTAATGAAGAAGCAACTATCTACAAGGCAGGTTGGTTAGGTCACCCTAGTACACAATGGGTTCTAAAGTCTGCTTACAATTACACATGGTTATACAAACACATGATTGCTCTAAATGAAGAATACAAACTAAGATGGCAAAAAGATAAAGATCATGTTTCTATTACAAAACTAGGTCAACTATTATCTGTTCCACCTAAAAATGCACCATTAGATATTTTAGGTACAGATGCTACACCAGCAATGCCAGAACATTGCAAAATAGTAGGCGATGTAGTAGGGTCTTATAGAAAATACTATATACTAGAAAAACAAAGATTTGCTAAGTGGGAAAAACCAAATGCAGTAATGCCTGATTGGTATAAAAAAGGAATAGAACAAAATGCCAGGTAAGTGGGATGGAAAAAGCAGGATTCCTAATAAGCAATATAGGGAAAACTATGACAAAATCTTTAACAAAAAAAAGAGTACAAAAAGAGAAACCAAAAATATACGAAAGAAATCCTGATACAGGAGTTATTCGTTGGCGATATGTTGGTGAGTCACCAGATAAATATGGATGGCCGAACTATGGCAGAATATTACAAAAGTGAAAATGGAAAGAGAACATTATGGCATTGAGTCAAGTAAAACAAAGTAAACAATTTAAACTTGATGTTACAGACTATCAGGATGTTGCAGATTGTATAAGAAGTGATCAAGTACCTGCTAATCATATTGCAGAATACTTTAATGATAAAAAGTTTTTTAACTGGTACAAAAGGAAATACTTATGACATTAGGATACGGACTAGCATTAGGATTTATAGGAATAACATTAACAGTAGTAGGATGTTATGTTCTACTAATTATGTATGAAGTACATAAAGGAGATGATAAATAAACATATGATTAAAGAAGCACTAATAAAAAAATTAGAAGGTGATATAGCAGTTGCAGAAGCAGACTTAAAACTATTTTTAGCAGAACCTATTGGCGTTGCTGAACATATAGATTATGTTGAAACAGCAGAGAAGAAAACTGCTAAATTAGCAGAAGCAAAAGATAAGTTACAAGCTATCAAAAATCTGTAATGCCAATCTATACATTTGAAAATAAAAAGACTAATGAAGTCTATGATGAAATGATGACCATTTCTGAAATGGAAGAATATCTTAAAAAGAACAAACATGTAAAACAACAGATTACAAGTGTTAATATTGTAGGTGGTGTTAGTGGTATTAGTTATAGAGGTGATCAAGGATGGAAAGAAGTGCAATCTAAGATAGCAGAAGCACATCCACAAAGTCATCTTGCAAAAGAACATAGAAAAAGATCAATTAAAGAGATAAAAACAGATCAAGTAATTAAAAAACATAGGGCTAGACAACATGGAAAAAATAAATAATACTATACAAAGTGAGCAACTGAAAAGCAACGGTCGTATACCAGAGACGAGTAGGTCAATCCACTTTTTGTATAATTCCATAAAAAGGGCAGGACTTCCTGCTAGGAAGCTTGCCCTTAATTAAAGGAGAACTCATGGCAGATTTACCAGATTTTATGAGAGAGTTTGATACAGATGTAGATTACGGTTTTACAGCTGTTTCTTCAAAACCAGAAACAGAAAAACAACCAACTATTGATCCATCAGTTATTGAAAACTCTAATTTAGAATTAGCGAAAGTTAAAACAGATGTTGCAGATATCAAAACAATGATGAACGAGATAATGCAAATTACAGCAGAAAAAGAAACTGTTACAAAAGAAATACAGGACGCTGACACTGTAAAAAGATTTAAAGAAATAGAAAAAATAGTATTACCATTTTTATACAACTTATCAAAATCAAATGAGCCTTACATACACTGGCCGAATAGAGCGCCGATAATTAAGGCACAAATGGATAAGTTATTACAACTAACAAGAGGAAAATAATGAAACTAAGTAACAATTTTAGCTTAAGCGAAATGACTAGAAGTCAAACAGCTACTCGTAGGGGAATTAACAATAACCCTAGTGAAGATCACATGAATAATTTAAAAGAGTTATGCGAAAACGTATTACAACCTGTTAGAGATCACTTTAAAAAAGTGGTTTCAATATCTAGCGGCTATAGAAGTCCAGAGTTGTGTGAAGCAATAGGATCATCTAAAACATCACAGCATGCCAAAGGCCAGGCTGCAGACTTTGAAATTCATAGTCTTTCAAATGCTGAACTAGTAAAATGGATCAGTGAAAATTGTGAATTCGACCAAATGATATTGGAATTTCATAACTTAGATGAACCGAACAGTGGTTGGGTGCATTGCTCATATAGAGCAGATGGTGAAAACCGAAAACAAATATTGAGAGCATATAAAAACGATAGTAACAAAACTTGTTACGAATCTTACGATCCTAAATGAAAGGAAAAACGGGATAAATTAAGACAAAGTCCCGATTTAATCAATGATCATATGATGGAATATAGATCATCATAGGTGCTTGACATTCTTCTATTTTTGTGTTATAATAGACACTTAAACAATAGGAGAAATATGGAAAATATAAAAAACTGGTTAATTGCAGAAAAAGAAAACATTATTGAGTTTCAAAAAAAGAGTTGGGAACAAGGTAAAGCTCAATTAACTGAAAATGGTGAAACTATAAATCAAGCAGTTGAGACAGTTACAACCTTTATTCAATCATCTTTGATGTAACAATAGGAAAAATATATTATGACTTTTAAACATGTGAAATTAGATCAATCCGTCTTACCAAAAAACTTAGGTAAAAAGGGTAAGAATCAAAACGGAATTAGAATCTATGAAGTAGATGGTGTAAATATGCCATCTGTTACATCTATCTTAGGATCAATACCAGAGAAGAAACTAGTATTAGAGAAGTGGAGAAAGGCCGTTGGTGAAGCAATGGCAAGTTATATCTCACTTCAGGCAACATCCAGAGGTAAGACAACTCACACACTTATAGAAAATCATTTAAACAATGAAGATGAGAAGTCTATAGGAATTACAAAAGTAGGACCATTAGGTCTTTTTAGAATTGTTAAACCTTATCTAGCAAGAATAGAAGAAATTTATTTGTTAGAGGAAATAATGTATTCAAAAGAATGGTCAGTTGCAGGTCAAGTTGATTGCGTTGCTACATACAAAGGCAAGTTATCTATTATTGACTTTAAAACCTCGACAAAACAAAGAGACGAAAAATACAACTATTCTAACTTTTTACAATGTTCAGCATATGCTAAAATGTTTGAAGAACTATATCCTAAGAAGAAGATAGAACAAACAGTAATTTTAGCTGCTTGTGAAGACGGTTTTGTACAAGAATGGATACATGGTAAAGACAAGATTAAAGAACACCAAGAGTTATTTGTTAAACACACAACTGATTTTTTCAATCAACATAGCAAACAAATAGCGAATGTAGTATAAATAGTTAAGTCAACAAGGACTTACTAATGAAAAAACTATTACTCACATTGTTATTATGTTTATTTGCTACAGCATCACATTCAGATCATAAACCGCTTAATCTAGTACCATCAGAAATGCCAGTTTGGTGTGGGTTACCTGCTGACACAGAAAAATATGTAAGAGATCATAACTATACACCTATATCAATTTCATTTGGTAGAGTTGGTGCTAGTGCAGATGGCGAAGTAGTTTTTGCTTCAATCATCTATATAAACATGGAGAACGATCAGTTAATACCAATGATGATTACACCAGATGGTTCACAATCGTGTTTAATATACATTACATTTAATTTTTCATTGAACGAAGAAGTAAAAGAACAATTTAAGGAATATATAAAATAATGTGGCCATATACAGATGAAGAAGCCAAGTGGCTTAAATAGAATATTGACTTTTAAACATAAACGTGTTATAATAAGATATGAAACAATTTAAACAACTTTATAACGAAGCAAGTTTGAGTAGAGTCTATTCTCATACTCAAAAAAGAAACATTGCTATCGTATCTGCTGAAAGAGATCAGTTTACAAAGGCTGAAAATGCCAAAAGAACAAAAGAACTAAAGGCAGATATTAGAAGAAATGGATTTGGTTTCTTAACTATCAAAGGCATATATCAAGGAACAGTTGAAATGTCTTTTATGATAATCGGTCCTGAAGATAAAGATAAGAATAGAACAAAACAATTTGCTGTTGCTCTAGGTAAAAAATATTCACAAGACTCTGTTTTAGTAAAACAACCAGATAACGATAACGCTTATGTTGTAGGTACAAACACAACAGGTAGTTTAGGTATGGGTAGAGAGGCGTCACTAGGTAAGTGGCACCCTAACAGATCAGGTGAATATCTAAGTGCATTAGGAAACAAAAAGAGTAAAACATTTGTTTTTGAAAGTATAAAGTTTGAATATCAAAATAGAGAATACGCCAACCGAGAACGAGATATGGTTGAATTTTAAACAATAGGAATTATATTATGTTGATGAATAGTAAAAGGTTTGGATTGCTTATAGAAGCAATGGTTAAAGAGAGAAGAATTCCATACATGGATGCTGTGTTAAAATATTGTGAAGAAAACGATATAGACACGTCAACTGTAGGACCATTAATAAACAAATCACTAAAAGAAAAAATACAAATGGAGGCTGAGAAGTTGAACCTGATTGAAAAATCAAGTACTGCTTGTTTGCCACTATGACGAGTTATGAATGTTACAGGTTATATCTTGCTATTAAGTTGCATTTTACTTCCGACAGTTATGACTATTTTAAACATAACGCTAAAGTAAATTGCAGTATGAATACGTTTCTAAAAAGAAACGATAGGTTTTTCTTCCATAAATTAACGACTAAATATAACGAAGAAGAATTGATGATGTATTTCGTTTCAAACTTCTTAAACAAAACCAAAACTTGGGTAGGGGATTTAGTAAGAAATGAAGGAGAAACTAATTACAACGATTGGAAGAAATATAATGAATCTTTTAGTTACAATTTTCGAAATGATTGTACTGTTTTTTATAATGACCTTAGCGACAACTCTATTCGCTTTGATGATGGTCTCTTATGCAATAGCGGACAACATCCTATCTTGCTACGGTTACTTCTTTCAAAAAAGATCAGATTGGAAACGATCATCATCTTTGATAAGATATTATCGTTTGTTAAGAATTGGGATAAGAACATATCGGAACAAGTTATCTGGCCTGATGTCTCAAAAAGGTTAAAAAAGTATTCACCATTTGTTAGATATAATACAACTAAATGTAAATTTATAATGAGAGAGGTGTTTGTATGAACATAAGTGTAATTGATAAAATGGGTAGTGACTTATCAGTAGTTAATGCTGCTAGAGTATCTTTTAATAAATTCAAATCAAAGTTCGATGACAAAGACGAAAAACTTATAAAGTATTTGGCAGACCATGAACACTGGTCACCATTTGCTCATGCGTCTATATCTTTTAGAATAAAGGCACCTATATTTGTAGCAAGACAACTAGTTAAACATCAAGTAGGACTAGTATGGAATGAAGTTAGTCGAAGATATGTAGATGAAGAACCAGAGTTTTTAATACCTTTCATGTGGAGAAAAAA